GTGTAGAATGGGTTTCATATTCAGAATACCTTCCAATCAATTCAGCATTAGTTTATACACATCAATATGAAGAGGATGAAGAAATTCCAAACGTAACAACTGCATGGGCAATGCCAAATGGTTGGATGTGGCAAATTCCAACTCAAGAAAGATTAGGATGTGGGTATTGTTATTCTGATAAGTTTGTATCCGAGGAACAAGCTCTGAAAGAACTGCAAGAAGTTACTGGTAGAAAGATAACACCTCTTAGAACTATTAAGTTCGATAGTGGTAGGTTGAAAGAAGTTTGGAAAAAGAATGTACTTTCAATAGGATTATCATCTTCCTTCTTAGAACCATTAGAAGCAACATCAATACATTCATCTATTATTCAGTTAGTACAACTAACACAACATCACTTATCACCTTACAAAGAGGATATGATGAGAGAATCAAACATCAAAGCAAATAATGAACACTTTAATATGATGTTAGATGAATTTAGAGGTTTGATTCAAATGCACTATATTACAAAAAGAGATGATACTCCATTTTGGAAATATGTACATAATGATTTAAAGAGAGACCCATTAGTTGAAAGAATTTTAGAGATATGTGAATATAGAGTTCCAAATGCAAATGATTTTCCATATTACAATGGAGCTGCTAGTTGGGGTGTATTCAATTGGATATTGGCTGGTAATGATTTAATTAGTAAAGATGTATTGGATAAATCTCTAAATATTCACAATTTTGAAAAAGAATCTGAACAAGTTTACAAACATATGGTTAAACAATTCGGATTTGATGCTAAACAACACTTCCCTCATACTGAATTTATCGGATGGGTAAAAGATTTTTCAAAAAAAGAAAAATAAAATTAGGATAATTCAAATTAATTTCTTATATTTGTATTAACAAATGAGGAAAAAAACTTTTTTAAATAAAATTCAAAAAAGATTTGGAATTGTTAAAAACTTTTCGTATATTTGTATAAATAAATGGAGATAGACCCTCTTAAAACTGGGTTTTTTGATATTTATATATGGTGTAGGAAAGACACCGAAATAAAACCATTAAATAAATAAAACTTTAAAATTTAAAAATTATGGCACTAGATTTAAGCGCAATCAGAGGTAGACTGAACAAACTACAAAACACTTCAAACAGAACATCTAATCTATGGAAACCAACACCTGGTAAACACCAAGTGAGAGTAGTTCCTTATAAGTTTTCTCCTGAGAATCCTTTTATTGAATTATTTTTCCATTACAACATCAACAACAAAACGTATTTGTCTCCTTCTTCTTTTGGAAGACCAGACCCTATCGTTGAGTTCGCTGAAAAGTTGAAAAGAATGGGTGATAAAGAAGATTGGAAAGCAGCTAAGAAGATGGAACCGAAATTAAGAACTTTTGTACCTGTACTTGTAAGAGGAGAGGAATCAGAAGGAGTTAAGTTTTGGGGATTCGGAAAAACTGTCTACCAAGAAATATTAGGTTATATTGCTGATCCTGATTATGGAGATATTACTGACCCTACCAATGGTAGAGATATTACTATCGAATATACATCAGCTGAAGATGCAGGAACTTCTTATCCTGTAACTACTATCCGTGTTAAACCTAATACTACTCCATTAGGAAAAGATGATACGGCAAATCAAAACTTTATTGAAACTCAAACTAATATTACTGATATCTATTCAGAATTATCTTACGATGAGTTAAAATCAGTATTAGAAGGTTGGTTAAACCCAACTGCAGATGAAGCTAATGAGAGTGTATCTCAACAAACACTTTCAACACCTTCAACTAAAGCAGCACCTGCTCCAGTAGCAGCACCTGCGGCAGCTGTAAGTACTGAAGAAAAAAAGAAAATGGATGATGTTGCATCAGCATTTGATGATTTGTTTAACGGATAATATATAATAAATGGCAAAAAAAGAAATGGATTTAGCAGCAGAACTAGCTTCTGAGCTAAACAAATATAGTAAAGACCAGAAGGTTGCCTTCTTTTTAGGAGAAGATGATGCACCCACAAATGTGGATGGATGGATATCAACTGGTTGTGCTATGTTAGATGTAGCCATTTCAAATCGCCCTTATGGTGGACTTCCTGTTGGAAGGATTACTGAAGTAACTGGTTTAGAACAAAGTGGAAAATCATTAGTATCTGCTCACCTCCTTGCTGAAACACAAAGGCAAGGTGGTGTTGCGGTTCTAATAGATACTGAAACTGCGGTAAGTAGAGAGTTCTTAGAAGCAATTGGTGTAGATGTAGCAAAACTACTTTATGTATCAGCTGATTCAGTAGAACAAATTTTCGAATTTACCGAAACAATCATTGAAAAGGTAAGAACCACACAAAAAGATAAGTTAGTAACAATCGTAGTAGATTCCGTTGCAGCAGCTTCAACTAAAAAAGAGTTAGCAGCTGATTATGATAAGGATGGATACGCTACTGATAAAGCTATTATTATCTCAAAGGCGATGAGAAAGATTACCAATCTAATTGGTAGGCAAAAAATCACATTAGTATTTACTAATCAACTTAGACAGAAGATGAATGCTATGTTTGGTGACCCTTGGACTACTTCTGGAGGAAAAGCTCTTGCGTTTCACGCATCGGTTAGACTTCGTTTGAAGAATATGGGACAAATCAAACAAAAAGTAAATGGTACTGATAAAACCATTGGTATGAAAGTTAGATGTCAGGTTATCAAAAATAGAATGGGACCACCATTAAGGTCTGCTGATTTTGAAATATTCTTTGATAGAGGAATTGATAACTTTGGTTCTTGGTTAAGTGTAATGAAAGAAAATAAATTATTAAAGCAAGCTGGAGCTTGGTACACTTACATTGATACTGATACTGGAGAAGAAATTAAATTCCAATCCAAAGATTTTATTGATATGATGGAAACTAAGGATGAGTTAAAAGAACAAATCTATAAAAAGATTTGTGAAGAAACTATCTTACAATACAAATCAGATTCTAAGGATATAGAAGCACATGAATTAGATACAGCAGGTGCAGAAGTAGTAGATTAAATAAAAATAATAAGTTATGAGCAAATTAAAAGAAATGTTAAAGACATCTGCTTCGGCAGATAAGGCAAAAGCCCTTCTTACATTGGAGTTGTTAGAGAAACATCCCGCAGGAATCGGAGACCATTCAACAAAAGATTTCTATGAGAATGCAGAATCGGCACTTCAAATGTTAGTTGATGCAGATGATAGATTAGAAGCAATTGAAAAGTATTTCGGTGAATCTAATAATATTAACTACACAACTACAACTACATAATGAAAGGACTCTACAAAGATATCCTCAACGAAGTAAGTGAGGAACACAAGACTAATCATCTTCGTGAAAGGAATAGTAGGGTTATGATTATTGATGGATTAAACACCTTCATCCGAAGCTGGACAACCAACCCTACAATGAATGAGGATGGTGACCATACGGGTGGAGTTGTTGGTTCACTTAAATCTATTGGATACCAAATCAGAGAATTTAATCCAACTCGTTGTGTTGTAACTTTTGATGGTAAGAATGGTTCTCAATCAAGAAAGAAAATTCACGAAGGATATAAAGCTGGTAGAGAGAAAAACCGATTCCGAGTAAACCGTCAATATCAAGGTATGATGGATGAGGAGCAGGAAAGACTTTCTATGAAACAACAATTCATTTGGTTAAATGATATGTTAGATTCACTTCCAGTACAAACAATGATTTATGATGGTATTGAAGCAGATGATACAATTGCTTATCTAACGAAACATACTCAGTATGATTTAGATGGAGAAGTTGTAATTGTTTCAACTGATAAAGATTTTCTACAATTGGTTTCTGATAATGTAAAAGTGTTTTCACCTACTAAAAAGAAAATGTACAATAGACAAGTTGTATTTGATGAGTTTGGTATTTGGCCTGAGAACCTTTTATTATATAGAACATTAGATGGTGATAAATCAGATAATATACCAGGCATCAGGGGATGTGGTATTAAAACTCTTTTAAAGAGATTTCCTGAACTTTCTGAAGATAGAACTATAACACATGAAGAATTCTTTAAAATGTGTGAGGAGAAGCAAGGTAAAATCAAAATGTATGATGATATCTTAAAAGCAAAAGACCAACTCCTTATGAATAAGAGGTTAATGGAATTACATGAACCACATATTCCAACAAATCAGAAGTTGCAAATTTTAGATAGATTCAATGAAAATGATATTGAATTTAAGAAGTTAGATTTCCTCAGAGTAGGTCAGAAATATAAGGTACTCCAAAACTGGAGAGACATTAACGATTGGTTACATTCAACCTTTCATAATATTATTACAAAATAAATTAGGTTTATTCAAATATTTTTCTTATATTTGGAATCAAATAGGTTATAAATGCAGAATATAGATACACTTTCTAAATACGGACAATCTTTTCAAACCAAAGTAATATCAACTTTGATTGCAGATGTTCGTTTGTTAGATACCCTTAGTGAAATTATTCATCCTAAGTTTTTTGAAGCTGAAGCTAATAAGTGGATTGTTGATGAAGTTATAACTTATTATGATGAATTCAAAAAAACTCCAACTCTTGATGTATTTAAATCGGAGATATCTAAATTAGAAGATAGAGGTTTTCAGAAAAGTATAGTAGAACAACTCAAATCAGTTTTTACTAAAGTTGGTGATTCTGATTTAGATTATGTAAAGAAAGAGTTTTCCTCATTTTGTATTAATCAAAACCTTAAAGAAGCAATTGTACAATCGGTTGATTTACTAAAAGCTGGTTCTTATGATAGAATCAAAGATTTGGTAGATAAAGCTATGAAGGTAGGAGTTGATTCTGATTTAGGACATGATTATCTATTGGATTTTGAAGAAAGAACAACTGAGATAGATAGAAATTCAGTTCCAACTGGTTGGGATTGTATTAATGAAGTAATGGATGGTGGTTTAGGACCAGGTGAATTGGGAGTAGCAGTTGCACCATCTGGTGTTGGAAAGACTTGGGTACTATGTGCATTAGGAGCAGCAGCTGTAAAAGCTGGTTTGAATGTTGTACATTATTCTTTAGAACTTTCTGAACATTATGTTGGACAACGTTATGATACTGTTTTTACTCAAATTCCATCATCTGATGTGAAGGAAAAGAAAGAAACTGTATTGGAAAAGATATCGAGATTAAAAGGTAAACTTTTAATTAAGTACTATCCACCAAAGGGTATATCTCCTAAGAAAATAGAAGCACATATTGAAAAGATGACAGCAGCTGGTAATAAGCCTGATTTAATCATAGTTGATTACGCTGATTTGTTACTTTCTCACACCAACAAATCTGATTCAACTTATGGTGAGCAAGGTGGTGTTTATATTGAACTAAGA